CTATTGGGTATTGTTTCTATCGCAGAAATGAGTTAGGCAAAGCCTTCATTCTGACCGGGGATAAATCCAACGGCAAAAGCACCTTCCTTTCAATGGTTCAAACCTTGTTAGGGGAAGAAAATATTGCTTCTCTTGACTTGAAAGAACTTGGTGATAGGTTCAAAACCGCTGAAATGTTCGGCAAGCTGGCAAATATCGGTGATGATATAGGGGATGAATTCATTGCAAACCCGGCGATCTTTAAGAAGTTGGTAACGGGTGAACGGGTATCAGCAGAACGCAAGGGGCAAAATCCCTTTGAGTTCAACAATTATTCAAAGCTGCTATTTTCGGCAAACAATATTCCCCGTATCAAAGATAAAACGGGGGCGGTAGAACGGCGATTGGCAATCATTCCTTTTGATGCAAGATTTTCCGCTGATGATCCTGATTTCAACCCGTATATTAAGCACCTTTTGAAAACAGATGAAGTTATGGAATACCTGATAAATTTAGGCATTGCCGGATTGAAGCGTGTGCTTACCAACAGGCAATTTACCACTTCCGCAAAGGTTCAAAAGGCAATGGATGAATACGAGGAAAACAACAATCCAATTTTAGGATTCTTCAAGGAATGTGAAGATGAAGATTTTCAAATTGAGAATGAACCAACAAATAAGGTTTACAAGCGGTATCAGGAATATTGCCTTGCAAACAGCTTGCAACCTATGAGCAACATTGAATTTTCAAAGCAAGTGAACCGCATTTTGAACATGAAAGTTGTGAATAAGACAATTCAAAACAAAAAATACCGGATATTTGTTCGGGTAGATAGTTGAAAGGGGTGAATATTTTGAATGAACACAGCAGAGAGAGAGAGAGAGAGAGAGAGAGAGAGAGAGAGAGAGAACAGAAGCTAAAGATTGGACGGGCAACCAAAGAAGCATTTACACAACATTGGGTGCTTCCAATCACAGCGATAAGGACAGGCAGCAGCATGATTATTATGCTACTGAACCCCGTGCAATGGAACTTCTGCTTGCGGAAGAACATTTTGCCCCGGTTATATGGGAATGTGCGTGTGGTGAAGGGCATTTGTCAAAGGTGCTGGAACAACACGGCTTCG